ATTCAAATGGTTTTTCGCCACAAGGTAATGATGGTGTAACTAATGGAAGTGGTTCAACATACATCTACATGGCTTTTGCCAAAGCACCTCTAGTAGGTTCTAACAACGTACCATGTACAGCTAGATAATCATGGCTAATTCTTACAAGAACCAAAAATTAAATTTAACAACTAATTCATCTACAACATTATATACAGTTCCTAGTGGTAGAACGGCTATTTTAAAATCATTAATAGCTAATGAAAAAACAAATCAATCAACAACTTTAAGCGTAATTTTATATAATGGCAATCCATCTGGTGGAGCAACCGCTTTTAATATTTATACAAATAAATCATTAACAGGATATTCAACAACTGAATTATTAGATAAACCTTTAGTAATGTCGGAAAATGAAGTTTTACAATTAACAGCTGGTCATGCAAATAGATGTGTTGTTGTTGCTTCTTTGTTAGAAATATTTGATGAAAAGAGTGCTTAACTATATTATTGTATTTAAGCATTTTATATAGTATTTATGAAATTAGTTAGAATACCTAGCGAACAATTAGACAAAGTTTGGAGTTTAATTGAAAAAGATATTAAAGACGCTTTGGCTTATTCTAACCAACTAACTGATTCGGATTTTGTTTTAGAAGTTGCCAAACAAGACAAATTTCAAGTTTGGGTGCTTTGGGATAAAGACAAAGACAAAACAATTGACAAATATTTTGGCGTTGTAGTAACCGAAATAATACAAAGAAAATTAGGGAAAGTTTGTCATATTTACATTATGACAGGTAGGCAAAGACAAAAATGGCAGTATCTTGTCAAAGATATTGAAGAATTTGCTAAACAAGAAGATTGCAAAATGCTAGAGCTGATTGCAAGACCTGGTTGGCAAAAAGTTTTAAATAATTATGGGTATAAAAGAACCCATATTGTTTTAGAAAAACAAATTAAACAAGAGGATAAAATATGAGTTTTGGCGGTGGAAGTTCAGGCGGTAATTCAGTTCAAAATACAGGTGTTCAACCATACGCACCAGCTGAACCAGCTTTAAATCAAATAATAAGTGAATCAGGAAATTTATATAATCAAGGCGTAGCAGCTTCAGGGTATGTTGCACCGACACAGCAAACTTTAACAGGATTAGCCCAACAAGAAACAATGGCTGGTGCAGCAAATCAACAACTTGCAGCAACTCTTGGTGGACAATATTTAAATCCTTTTTTATCTCCATTATTACAAAAAACAGCTGGAGATATTGCAACAAATGTAAATTCTCAATTTAGTGCTGCAGGAAGAACTCCAGGTAGTCCAATGTCGCAACAACAAATTACTTCACAAGTTGCTCAAGCAGCTTTACCTTTNGCGTTTGGAGAATATGGACAAGAAAGAAATAGACAACTTTCAATCGCAGCAAATGCNCCTACTTTAATGCAAACAGGTNCACAATTAGAAAATTTAACAAGACAACAAAATTTAGCACCTTATCAATCTTTACAACAATACGCAGGTTTAGTTTCGCCAATTGCAGCAGGATTTCCTGTAACTCAACAATCGGTAAATACACAAGCTAACCCTTTAACAACCGCAGCTGGTGGAGCTATGATGGGTTCAATGTTTGGTGCACCAGGTGCATTAATAGGTGGTGGATTAGGATTTTTAGGAGGATTACTATAATGAATAAAATTAAAAAAATAATTTTTGATATAGAAACAAATATAAACGCTAAACCTAGTAAATGGATTTTTGGTATAATTATTTTTTGTGTTCTTTCAATAATTTTATAAGGAAATAAAAATGTTACTAAATAAAAACTTTGATATGCAAGGTGGAGTAAGAAATTATTTAGGTAAAACAGAAGAAGTTACCGCCCCTAAATTTTGGCAATCTGCAGAAGATAGCCCACCAACTGAATTATCTTACATAACAGACGCTGAAAAAAATTTATTGTTAGAAGCTAATTTACATGGTTCATTAATGAACAATCAACCAAATGTAGGTGCTTCTGGAATATTAAGTTTTGATGGTTTTGGAGATGCTAGTGACGGCTTTGGTGGTAATAGTTCAAATGCTGGACCAGCAGGTGGTGCTTCTTCAGGTGGAAATTATGGGGGAAATACTAACAACAATAACAATAACAATAATAATAATAACAATAATAACAGTTTTGATTATGAGGCAGCTGCTTATGGAACTCCAGATACCATTGAAAGTATAACAACTTCAAACAATAATGATAACCAACCTTTTACTTATCCAAATCCTCAATTACCACCTGGAGTTATTTCTAATAATTTTGATTACGAAACAGAAGCATATTCAGGAGATGTTGATATAGATTCTGGTTATGGTTTAGGAAAAATAGAAAGTTCTTTTTATAATCCAGAAACTAAACAAGTTACTATTACACAAAGCCCAGGTATAATTAATACTGAACAATATCAAACAGCTAATTTAGAAGCATTTTTAAATTCAAATGCAGTTTCTAGTGAAGATAAAATTAATACTTTAAATCAATTACAAGCCTTATCTAATTCTGATTTAAAAGGAAGCAAGTTATCAAATATAGAATCCGATTTTGTTTTAGAAAATTTAGATTTAGCTTTTAATAATATTAAAGATCAAACAAAATATAGTGAATTTACTTCATCAATAGACGAAACGGCTTCTACTTTTGCAGGAGATTTATCAAATAATCCTTTAGGTACTGTTGCTAAATCTGGTGGTATTATTGGAACTATGATAAGAGGAGTAACCGATTCATTTAAAAATAATAAAGCATTAGAATTATTAGGATATACTGGAAAAACAATAAGATACAATCCAGACGGATCTGGAGATTTTAAATATGATGGTAATTATATGACAGGTAATGTTAGTGATAATGATAGAGATGCCGTAAATCAACTTACGCCTTTAGCTGCAAATATTATAGGAAATACAACTCCGCAAAATTCTATGGTTAATGATTATTTTGCTGGATTAGATACTTCTGGAACATCTGATGTCCAAACAGCTTACGAAACAGCTAAAGCTAATATTAATATGACACTAACCCCCCTGTCTAGTCAATTCGGCTATTCAGAAGCCCCCTATGGCGGTTATACGGCTACTAATTTAGCCAATAACCCCTATAATATAGATTATATGAAAACAAGAGGATTAATATAAAATGAGTATTTTTGATAGATTATTTAGACAAAAAAAATTAATGGATATGATGGGAAATAATTCTGTAGCACCAGATGGAATTGTAAAAAATAATGCACCTAATAATGGATTATTAAGTAGTAACAATAAAGGTTTCTTTGGTAGTTTTAATAATATTAATCCTAATTTAATTCTTGGTGCTAATATGATTGGACAAGGAATACAAGGTAAAGACCCATTTAGTTCTTTTGCTCCTGCTTTACAACAAACAGGACAATTACAAAGTCAATTTATGCAAATGGAAGAAATGAAAAATAAAATGGCTGAAAATAAAAAAGCAAGAGATTTAGCACAAAAACAAAGAAATTATTTTGATTCACTTCCAGACAATCATCCTTTTAAAGATGTAGCAGAGGCTTTTCCAAGTGCTGCAGCGCAAGGTGTTATTCAAATGGAATTAAAAAAGATAGATGATACTTACAAAATAAAAAAAGATAGAAATAAAGCTATTTTAGATTTTAAAAAAAACATTCAAGATAGAGAAGAAAAATTAGCAACTTCATATATAGGTAATAAAGTTGTCCAAGAATTTGATTCAGCTACACAATCAGTTACTAAATTATTTTCAGGTTTAGATGCAAATGATGGGGTTGGAGATTTGGCTGCGATATTTACATTTATGAAAACTTTAGACCCTGGTTCGGTTGTTAGAGAAAGTGAATTTGCTACGGCAGAAAATACTTCTGGAGTTTATAGAAAATTTTGGAATTTACATAACAAAGTTTTAAGAGGAGAAAGATTAACCAAAGATCAAAGAAATGAATTTAAAGAAGTTGCTTTAGGATTATATCAACAACAACAACAAGGTTTAGACAATATTCAAAATTCTTTTGGGCAAATTGCAGCAAATCAAGGCTTGAATATTGATAATATATTTATTGATTCAGATATAAGACCAAGGTTTGAATCCGTTAAAGACACAGCTCCTCCAGGTGCTGAAAAACAAACTTTTAGTACAAAAAGATTACCACCAGGTGCAAGACTTGTTGATTACCAAGATGGTAAATATTTTTTCCAAGTACCAGGTCGTAAAGATTTTATAGTAACTGATGGATTACGATAATGGGTATAATTGGAACAACAAGTGTCTTACCAAGAGATAGAAAAAAAGAATTAGAATCTTTAAATGAAGTTCCAAATAAAGTAAGATTTCTTGTAGAAGCTGCACCAAACATGGCTTCTAAAGTAGCAACCCTAGAAAAATTTTATAATAATGTTGTTCCTTTAGAGGGAAACAATTTTATAGTCACCGATAGTGATGGTAACAAATTTCAATTAGATAATAAAAATGTAACTAATCTTGCAGACGCAATAGATTTAGGAAAAGAAGCTACCGAAATGGTTGGTTCTATGATTGGTACAATAAAAGGAGCTGCAGTAGGAAGCGTTGTTCCTGTTGCTGGAACGGCTGCAGGTGCAGTAGTTGGTTCAGGAGTTGGAATGGCAGCTGGAGCTGAATTGTTTGAAAGAGTTGGTCAAAAATTTGGAACTGAAATATTAAGAACAAATAAAGAATGGGCAGCTCAAAGAGCTACTGATTTTGCTTTTGGTTCTGTTGGACAAGCAGTAGCACCATTAATTTTAAAACCACTAAAAGGTGCAATAACTGGATTTGGAAAAACAGGTATAGAAACAGCAAGTAGATTAAAAAATTATATTGATGCTGGGGTAACACCTTCTTTAGGACAAGTAACACAAAAAAGAGGGCTACAAACTGTTGAAATGGTTTTAGGTAACATTCCTGGAGGTTCAGGTCGTATTTCTTCGGTTGCTCTAAAAGCTCAAGATCAACTAGGAAAAAAATCATTGTCAATAGCAGAAGATTTAATAGGAAAAGCAATTCCTGATGAAGTTGTTGTAGGTAAAACAATTTTAGGTGCTTTAAATGGAGTTAATAATCCTAAAAGTTTTATAGGTATGTTTAATTCTAGAGCTGGAGTGTTATTTGGTAAAGTTGATAAATATATAAAACCTGAAGCATTAATAAATTTAACAAGAAAAATAAATCCAAGCACAGGAAAAGGTGGAACAATAGAAACTTTAAAACAATTAGTTTCGCCAATAAAAGGTGCTGACGCTACAAGTACACAATTCCAAAACCAATTCTTAACAGACTTATTAGAAAATTTAACAAAAGATGCTGCTAAAAATGGTGGGCAACTTCCTTATGCAGCTGTTAAAGGAATTAAACAAAAAATAGGAAGTAAATTAGCTTCTTTTGATATAATTCCTGATGTAGGTAAAGCACAATTAAAATTAATTTATGGTGCATTAAGCGAAGATTTAAAAATTGCTGCAAAAAAATATGGTGGCTCTATTGCAGAAAAATCAATAAATAATGCAAATAAATTTTATGAAAAAGGCTTAAAAAGAATAGACGATTATTTAAAACCAATTATCAATATTGCAGATCCAGATAAAATAGCTTCAACATTAATTAATAGCGGAAAAGAAGGTGTTACAAGAATAAGAGCTGTTAAAAAATCTATATTAAAAACAGAAGGTGGCGAAGCGTCTTATAAAGTATTTTTATCTAATCTATTAGAAAGAATGGGAAGATTACAACCAGGTCAAACAATTGGTGGAGATGTAGTTGAGGCTAGTGGTAAATTTTCTTCAGAAACATTTTTAACGAATTGGAATAAATTATCAGACCCTGCAAAAAAAGAATTATTTTCAGGTAGTGGTTGGACAAAAGAAATGATTAAAGATTTAGATAATATAGTTAATATTTCTTCATATATAAGACAAAGTGGAAAAACATTTAAAAACCCTAGCGGAACTGCAGATAGATTAGTAGGTCAATTTGCATTTATAGGTGGTGGTGGTATGGCAGTAATGGGGCAACCACAATTTTTATTATCTTTACCAATAGTAATAGGAACGGCAAATGTAACTGCTAAATTAATGACTAATCCTAATTTTATAAAATGGTTATCACAAGGAATTAAAATTGCTGGGAATAAAGGAATGGATGCTACTTTACAACATATAGGAAAATTAGGTACTATAATGGCAAATGCTGATTCAGAAACAAGACAATTTATTTACGAATATTTGCAAATGATTCAAGGTAAGAAAGAAGAATAAAATGGCAAGAAAGTCCGCAACTGAAGTTAAAATAGATTTTTTATTAAAAGAAGTTCAAGGACTTAAAACGGAAACAACTTCATTAAGGGAAGATATAAATAAAGGGAAAGGTGCTGTTTGGCTATTATTAATTTTAGCAACAGTAGTAACAAGTGGTTATAATTACTTTATTAAATAATTCTTTTGATATTAGATAAAAAACTTATCTCTGAAAGACAAAAAAAAACTTCTATTAAAGGTACTGTTGGAGAATACGAAACAATAGCAAAGCTAACAAAACAAGGATATTTTGTAGCTAAAAGTTGTGATCCTAGTTGCCCTTTTGATATTGTTATAGTAGATAAAAATGGTAAAATAGAATTAATTGATATTAAGACACAAACTTATCGCAAGTATAAAAAAGGTATCAAGTTAAAAAGTCCAAAAAAGATTTATAGGACTCCAACTAAACAACAAAAAAAATTAGGCATTAAATTATTAAGTGTCATTTATAAAGATTAAATTATGAGAGATAATAAAATATTAATTAACTTTCAAAAAAAACTTGAAAAAAAATATAAAGAAATGCAATTGTTTAAAAACTTAAAAAAAGAAGTAAATACAGGTGCAAATGGAACACAAGATTATATTATAAAACAAGGAATTAATAAAGGTAAATTAGCTAAATGAACTTTGCAGACTTATTAAAAAAAAATTTTATATTTATTCCAGTAGTTGCTTCAATAGTAGTTGGGGGATTTACTTCGGTTAAGTATGTTTTAAATTTAACAACAACTATTAATGCAAGTAAGATAACTATTGTAAAATTAGAAAGTGAATTAAAAATAGCACAAAAAGAATTAACCGACATGAATACAAGATTAACTTCAGCTGAATCTACTTGGCAAATGGCAGAAAACCTTTATAGAAATTTAGCTGATCAGGTAAGAGAACATAGTTACGATATTAAAGATTTAAATAGATAGGAATTTATGCTTTATGAAATACTTGGTACTTATATTATTTACTTTACTGTTATTTATTGGATTTACAAGTCAATCTAATTCTAGGAATGAATATTTAAATGAATATGGTGCAAGATGTGGGGATTTTGAAACTAGGGTAGAAAAAGAAGATAGAAATAATGATTATAGACATTATAGCGACAGCAATAATTATGATAGTGATAGTGAAAATTATAGATTAAGTTTTACTTACAGAAAATATTTAGGAGTAGATTGCAAAACTATAAAAGAAAATGTAGCAATCAAACAACAATTAGAACTAATGAAGATGTGCGGTAGGGTTAATAATAATCCAAGTCTTGCATACAATGAAAACTTTAGATTATTAGTTTCTAAATGTAGAGGAGTTACCCCTACAAAAGATAATACTAGACCATCAGATGATAAAAGTCTTTGGGATAATATGAAAGATAATTATAAAAAAGAAAACCCAAATGTTAAGATAATGGGAGATAAAATTTTATTACCACCAAAAAATTATAAATTACCAAAGCCAGAATAATGAAACAAAATAACTATAAATTTTTAATACCTATTGTAGCTACAATTTTAATGGGTTTATCAACTTGGGTATTAGTACAGGTTGTAGAATTAAGAACAACACAATCTATGGTTATGCAAGAACTTTTAAATATTGATAAACAAATGGGCAGAATATATGCTCATATGGATAGATTAATGGATAAATAATGTTAGATAAATTTATAATAAAATTTTTATCTTGGATAGATGATTTATCTGAAAAAATAAATAGTTTAGTAGTAGAAAAACCTAAACCAAAAAAGAAAAGAAAAAAAAGAATATGTAAAGATTGTCATTGTAAATGTCATTGTAAAGATACTTTACACTTGCATCATTATGATAGCGATTTATGTATTTGTGATAATTGTAAATGTGGTAAAAAATAATTTATGAGGTATTGTTATGAAAATAATTGTAAGAATACTTTATATTTTAGAAAGAATAGTTAGTAAAATGTATGCTTTTTTATGGAGACAAAGAATAAAATTATCATGTAATTTAATTAAAAAAAAAGGTAAAAGATAATATGGCTTTCCCAATTTTAAGTGCAATAAAATTAGCTGTAAATGCAGGTTCGCATATTTACAAGCAAAGACAAAAGACCAAAATGCTTATGGCAGACGCAGAAACTACTCATGCGGAAAGAATGGCAAAAGGTGAATTAGAATACAAACAAGCTGTTATGAATAATAACCAACAAGGGTGGAAAGATGAGTTTGTATTAATTTTGGTGTCCGCACCAGTAATGTTATTAATTTGGTCTATTTTTTCTGAAGATCCAGAAATAATGGCAAAAGTTGAAATGTTTTTTGAATATTTTAATAATATGCCATTCTGGTATCAAGCTCTGTTTATCGGAGTTGTATCTGCAATTTACGGATTAAAGGGTGCAGATATTATGAAAAAACCAAAATAATATTTTTATATGTCTGAAAGTTTAGAAATAATAAACGAATATAAAGACCAAGTTAGAATTTTAAAACAAGAAGTAGCAGAGTTGCAAGACGCAGGAAAATCTAAAGACGCTGCTAATAAGCGTTGCTTACAAAAGTTAGAACATACTTCTACCGATTTAGAACAAGCTAACAAGAAAATTAAAGAACTTGAAGATAAAATAAAACCTAGTGAATAAACTATTAGTTATATTTTTTCTATGTTTGGTTTCTTGTAAGCAAATAGATATAAACCCAACAACAAGCATAATTAAACATTTAGTAACAAATAAAACAAAATGAATATCTTATTAACTATTGTAATGTGTTCTTCGGTAGCCAATACTTGCCTTGAACCTTTTACATTTGAAGAAATATATTACGATTCTTATTCTTGTATGGTTGATGGTTATAAAAAATCTATGGAAAAAACTATTGAAATAGGAAGCGAATCAATAAATCAGCATGGTATATATCTTAAATTTGATTGTAGCCAAATGATAACTCCCCTTGAAAAACCTAAAATAAATGCTTAATGTTTGGCGTTGTTATTAAAGACAAAGAACTTTGGCGTTTATTTACTGCAGAAATTTTTTTAACTTTGAAAGATGCTGAGGATTATGGTATCAGAAATAAGTTCAAAAAACATCAAGAATGGAAAGCCGTACCATTTAAGCATGAATATTTTTATGGAGTAAAAGAATTATGAATTTAACACAACATTTTTCATTAAAAGAAATGACACAATCACAAACAGCTTTAAGGCATGGTTTGGATAACACTCCTAGTAATTTACAAAAAGATAATCTTATAAATTTATGTAGGTTTATTTTAGAACCTTTAAGGGAACATTTTGATGAATCACCAATTAAGATAACAAGCGGATTTCGTTCAGAACAATTATGTGAAATTTTAGGATCAAAAGCTACTAGCCAACATTGTAAAGGAGAAGCAGCAGACTTTGAGATAATTGGTTATGATAATAAAAAAACAGCCGAATACATAAAACAGAGTATGAATTTTGATCAGTTAATATTAGAGTACTATGACGAATCAGATATTAATTCTGGGTGGATTCATTGTTCTTACAAAACTTCCGATAATAGAAAAATGAGTTTAATAAAAGATAAAGACGGCTACAAAGAATGGCTATAAATTATAGAGGCGAAAGTTTTTCTGGTTATAATAAACCTAAAAGAGCTAGAACTAAAACAAAGAAATTTGCTGTTCTTGCAAAATCTGGAAGCACCGTTAGATTGATTAGATATGGAGATGCAAATATGACTATTAAAAAATCTAATCCAGCAAGACGAAAGAGTTTTAGAGCCAGACATAAATGTAGTACGGCTAATAATAAATTAACGGCAAGATACTGGTCTTGCAAAAAATGGTAAGAAGTATTTTAAAATTCATAGTGAAAGCTAGAATGCTGTATGCCGATTTAAGAGGTCATCATGGTAAAAGATGGAACTATGAACCTGGAGATTGGTATATGGGTAACAATAAACATAAAAACAAAAGGAAATAACTATGCCATACGGAAAAGGAACTTACGGAAGCAAAAAAGGAAGACCACCAATGAAGAACAAAAAGAAAAAGAAAAAAAATAAGAAGAAAAAATAATTATGAAAAAAGGTTTTCATAAAAGAAAAGATGGAAAAATTGTAAAAAAAGGACTCTGGTACTATGTCAATAAAAGAAAAAAGGCAGGTAAAAGTAGGTCTAAAAAGAAAAGTACCATAAGTGCTAAAGCATACAAAAGAAATTCATAATATTAGGTGTAGTTCATTAAGTTGAGCTGGGGAGATGGTGGGCAAAAAAAAACAACAAGTAAATGATATTGGTAAATGTAAATATTGTAAAATTAATATTTTAAGTACCGATTCTTTTGTTTCATTTTATCCTAAAGGTCATGCCCATTATTCTTGCATGAAAAAAGCTGACGAAGATAAAACTTTTGAAAACGAATCTTCTAAATTTAATTGGTAGGGCGATTATTTCTAACCGCCCATTTTTATCTATTTATTTAAATATTTAATTTTTCTATTATATTTTTTAATGAATGTATTAGCTAACTTTAATTTTGTTTGCCATTTATTTAAAAGTTTTTGACATTTATTTATTTTAATTAATCGTTTTTCTTCTTTGGAAAGGATAACAATTTTAGGTTTTAAAATACCATTTAACCAACCTTGATTAACAACATATTTTGCCATTTCCAATTCAAGTTCAGCTTGTTGAATAGAATGTGGGCTAAAACCTTTTTCTTTATTTCTTGCGAAACCATGTCTATATCTATAAACTTTATGTGATATTAAATGAACAATATCTCTCCAACCTTTATTCATGCAAGTTGGATCTCCAGATAAACAAACATAAGTTTTATACCAAACATCTTTAACCGACCTATATTTAATCATATTCATTCTTATATTAGGTGGAGCATATTTAGGTTTGCCAAATTTAAACATAAGTTTTCTTACGGCTTTTTCAGCTTCTATTCTAGTTACATAAGGTATTTTTTGTTCTTCCCAATAACTATTTACCTCATTATATTTTATATGCATCCTAGTTTTGTAAGGCAATATGCCTAATGGGTCTTTATTCATCTTCTTCCCCCTTTTCTTCTTCTTTATTAGTTTTAGAGTTTTCTTCTTCTTCAAACTCTTTTCTTACCTTTGCTAACTCTTTATAGTAGCTTGGGTGTTTCCATTCGTTAAACATTTTCCCTCCTTATTTTTTTTATAAACCTATTATATCAAATTAGGTTTTTTAAATTTTTAGAAAAAAAAAGTTTTATTAAAGAATAGACGATTCTATTTTTAGGGTACTCTAGATTTGCTGCGACAATAATTTCCTGATGGGATTTTTAGCTACTCCAAAACTTTCTAGCTTTGATTAAATAATCTGGGTCTAGTTCGTTATTCCATTTAAAATGAGTAAAGTCTGGTTGAATATAATTTTTTATTACATTTACATCTTCACTAACACTTAAAAGATTTTGCCTTACTTTACACCTTTGTAAAAATTGTGGCAATCTTGACATAATGTTTTCTGGTTTTAACAATTCATAATTATCAGCATGAAATACTTTAAATGTTTCTTCATTTATATAACAAATATAAATAGGTAATCCTGTTGCATAATGGTAAAAATCGGTTTGAATTAGATGATCTGGCATAACCGAATCAGGAAGTTTAGCGGTTGACCATGATCTAGTTCCGTCTTTTTTTACCTTGCCTCTTCTAGGAAATTTACATTTATCTTCAATTATAATACCACCTTTAAAATCAGCGTAACCATGAACAGGAATTTCTATTCCATCAAAAACTTTATAAGTTTCTATTTCAGGTTTGCATTTATCATATCCTGGAATTGTTTTGTGGGCTTCATGTCCATTAACAATAAATTTTTCCGCAATAGATGATAAGTAATTATAAGTTTCTATTTCTATTGTATCAGGTATTAGCTTGTTGATCTTGTCTTGGACTGGCGTAAACATCATTTTCCTCCTGTAATAAGTTGTAATCTTTTCCTAAATAAGTACAAATTCTTCTAGCTTTAAATTCACTAATAGCATTAGCACCTCTTTCGTATTTCTGAACTTGTTGGAATGTAACGCCAATTTGTTTGGCAACTTGTGTTTGAGTTTTCTTTCTTGCTTCCCTTAAACTTTTTAAGGATTTTCCTAATTTAGAATTAAATTCTTTTTCTTCTAAATTTAATTTTTCTTTATTTATTATAATCATGCTTCCTTTCTATTTGAGCAATAAATCCCCTAGCCCTTTATACAACTTTTATATGAAATAGCAAAAAGTTAAGTAGTTATGCTATTTTGTTTCTGTTCCAAATCTAAAATCCTTTGTGAAATAATAGGTAATTTATTTTGGTAAGAACGAATCATTTGTTTATGTTTATTCATTCTTTGTACCCACTTTCCCTGCTTCACTTTTAGATCCCTGATTTGTTTGGGGTCTAGTATCGCCATCTTTTTTTTCACTGACTACTTTTATATTTGACCCAAGAAAACGCCTGTCAGTTATTGTAATAGTAGCGTCATCTTTAGGTGTTTTTTGTTCATGAGCCGTTTTAGTTGCTTCTTCAATAGTAGCTCCGACAAAAAATTCTTTTAAATTTACGACTAATTCTTGGATAGTATTTTTTTCAACTTTAAACATTGATTTCAATATTTCTCCTATATCCTTTTATTTTTTTTATGTCGTTTCTTTTTTCCAATTTATTAATAATAACTGTAACTGAATTTTTACTTTTATAATTTAGTCCATTAGCCATTTCTTGATAAGTTGGATAATATTTGTTCTTTTTGACATATTTTTTAATAAAATTCAATAGTCTTAACATAACTGGAGTCATTGGTACTTTATTTCCCATTGTTTTCTTTCATTTTAAGTTTTCTATTCAATTCATTATATCCGCTAATATCATCATAAGTATCTTTTTTATATTTTTGATTCGTTATTGAACGCCATAATTTTACGACAGTCATACAAACTCCAAATATATTAGGCGGACAAACGACAACTCTACCATTATAGGCAGACAAAATGCTTTCTAAAATACCTTTAAAAGAATAGCTAGTTACATCAAAACTTCCATATTGTTCTTCTTTTTGTTTCAAAAGTTTTTCTAATTCTTTTGTTATTTGATGTATATCTTTAATATTATTTGCCATAGCCTAGTTCCCAATCTAATTTTTCTTCATAACCATCATAGTAATTACCATACTCATCAATACAATAATGAGCTTGGACAACCAAATTTTTATAAAAACCATAATAACCATTATTTTCTATAAACTTATATTTAACTTTATCGTTAAGTATTTCTTCACAAGTAATAGGTGTTAAAGAATATCCAAAAGGAATTTTTACTTCTTCAATACCATTAGGTGTAACTAACCATAAAATTAAAAAGAATACTTTCACTAAAAAGCAAGAGCATCATCTTTTGGTTGTGGTTGTGGTTGTGGTTCAGATTGTGTTTGTGGTTTATCTTGCGGATCGTTTTGATAACCTGCAATATTAGGTTTTTCAGATTTATCATTAAGCCAACCAATAAGATTTTTTTGTGTAGAAGCAATTTCTGGAGCATTAATATTTCCAGTAAATTTATTATCATCTCCTTTAAACAAAACTCCGACTTGAGCAAATATTCTTATAAACTTCGTATTGCCATCTTTTGAAGTACCTTTAGAACCTAAAATAGTTCCTTTTTGTCCATTAGCTAATAAAGTATTACCTGAAAAATCTATCTTAATAGCTCTTTCATCACTTGCGTTGTATGGGAATAAAACCCAATCTTTAGACTTACCATTTTGCATTTGTTCCTCCATTTGTTTTAATGCTTTCTTGTTTAGTTTTAAATAGAACTTCTATTTTTTCGTTTTGTGTTATCCAATTAGAATACAAAGTATTTAATTTAGTTTCCGTACCTTGTCTTTCTATGTCTTTTTCAATTGAATCTTGATTGCCACCTTTTTGTTGTGTTAAAGCATTTGCTAATTCATCAGCCGAAGCAAATTCAGTACCATGTAATCCAAAACTTGCTAAACATCTTCCTAAACTTGAAGTTGCTGCATTTTCTAAAGCAGAAGTTTTATTTACAAAACTAGAGTCTCTTCTTTCTTCGGCATGACCAACGCTATAAGGAGTATCTCCAATATAAAGCGTAGTTTTACAAATAACTTTTGTATCATCTTGAAAGATAACTTGTTCATCAATTTTAGATTCTGGAAAAAATTTTAATAAATGGTTATGTCGTCTAGCAACTGTAAGATAATTCTTACCCTTAAAATCTAATTTTTTAACTTCGCTATCTAATTTTTCTATACATTCTTTTCTTCTATCTTTAAAAGAACCTTTGCTTTTATCTTCTTCTTTACTTATTGTTTTTGTCATCTTTCCCTTTCATTTGTCTTTTTTTGTTTTCATTTATTTGATCAACTTCTTTTTGTACTTTTAATTCTAAATAACTTTGATTTTTTGCTTTTAAATTTTCTTTGTCTTTAAAAGATTTTAATTCACTTTCTAATTCTTGTATTTTTTTATCTCTTTCATTTATAACTTGATCTTGTTTCTTTTTATGTTGTTGGAAATTTCTTAATTCCGTTTGCATTTTAGCTATCTTTTCTAACATTATTTTTTCCCTATCATAACTTCTTTAATAGATAATTTGTGGACAACTATATCTTGTAAAGCCGTTCCTATAATACCACCAAAAATCATTTTCATATTAGGGGGTCGCTTACGCCTATCCTTTTCGTCAAGAACGCAATAATCGTAAAACCATTGGTCTGGACTTTTTGTTAGTTGTGAGGGAGAAAGATGATCAGCAGTAAAGCAACCCCCATTCTTTCTATGTTTCCATTGTTTCCCTATCTTGATTAACATGATTCGAATCTTTATACAAAAATTGATTAAAAGCAATACAAATAATTTGAAATAAAAAAATAATTAATGTATTTTTAATTATGATTAAACGATTCGTTTTAAAAGGGAAAAATGAACATATACGGAGATATGAGAACTTGTGTTGAATGTAATATCCATGCAGATGTTGTGGAAAACAATAAAGATTACTGTGCCGAATGTTGGTGGAAAAAATTTTCTGGAACAGGAACTACATTAAAAAAGTACGAAAAACAAAAAAAAGAACAAGAGGAGTTACAAAATGAAAGTAAAGTCAAAACCGATATTAAACGATTCGAAGAAGTATAAAATTATTTATGCAGATCCACCTTGGTACTTTAAAAGCTATTCTAAAAAAGGCGAAGATAGGAACGCTACAAAGCATTATTCTTGTATGGAATTTAACGATTTATTGGGTCTTAATATTGACGATATTGCTGATGTGGATTGTTGTCTGTTTATGTGGGTTACTGATCCTTTTTTGGAAAAATCTTTTAAATTACTTAAAAAATGGGGATTTAAATATAAAACAATAGCTTTTACTTGGGCTAAAAAAAATAAAACAAACGATAATTTTTTTATGGGTTTAGGATATTGGACAAGATCGAATCCTGAGATCTGTTTGTTAGCTACTAGAGGCAAACCAAAAAGATTTTATAAAAATGTAAAACAATTGATTGTTGATAGCAGAAGAGAACATTCAAGAAAACCTGACATTGTAAGAACTAATATTGTTAATCTTTGTGGAGATTTACCAAGAATAGAGCTTTTTGCTAGGCAAAAGGTAAAAGGTTGGGATTGTTGGGGTAACGAAGTTTGATTATTCAATTAGAGCCATATGAAATAGAGATGGCTTCGCAAGTAGCTAATAAAAGATATATTGAAAATATAAAAATGAAAAAAAAGTTCGGACATGGTTACAAGGGTTCGGAACAAAAAACATTATCTTTAGGAATTTTAGGGGCTATGGGCGAAGTTGCTTATTGTAAAGCTAAAAATGTTTTTTTTAATGGTAGTTATACCGATACTTATAGCCGTTATGATAAAGCTGATGTTGGCAAAGATATAGAAATAAGAACACAAGAAAAAAGAAATAATAATACTTTAATAATAAGACCTAGCGAAAAAAAAGCTAAATATGTTTTAGTAACTTTTGATGGCAACCATAGTTATACGATTCATGGTTGGTTTCCCTTTATTAATAAATTAGAAGATAAATATTTAACAGATTTTGGTTTAGATAGACCTAAATGTTGGAGTATTCCAATTAAAGATTTATTTAATATTAATGATATTTAATTAGTAGATAAATAAAAAATCCATAAAGCAATTTCTATGGCTATGATAGTTTCAAGCATGATTGATTCCCTTTTTTATAATTATATTTATAATATCTATAAACAACGCCTTTAGATGATAAAATATTAGCTAAAGTTTGTTTTTTTAGATTTTCTAGGTTCTTTTTCTTTTCTATTTTTTTGTTCATATTCTTTTATAAATTTAATTGCATCTTCTTTATTAGGAAAAAAGACTTTAGTAAAAATTTGTAAGTTCAAATGCTTTAATAGTTTTTGCAAACTAATTTTTTTAATTCGTTTAGTACCAACCAAAACCCTATAAACATATAAATCTTTTTTTACTGTCATATTTTTTTAAATACTAAAATATTTTGATGTATCTTTACTAACTTTTTATTTTTCATATTAGTATTAGCCCTAACACTAGCCGAACCAATTGCATTTAATAAAATAGCTTCGTTATAATATTTCATTCCGCATTTAGTAAATGCCCTAATAGTATCTGGAACAAAACCGACATAATTACCTTTTTTATCTCTAAATTCCCCAACGACAAAACAAGCTAAAGCCCCTTGCTTTAATAACTTACAACTTTTGGCTATGATTGATTCGTACACTTCCAAAAAGGCAGGATAATCAAGCGTTGAAATGTCGTCAGGTTGGTCGGAGTATATTTCTAAATTACCATAAGGTGGACAACTAAAAACAAAATCAAATTCTTCTAATTGATTAGCTTCCTTGCCGTCTATCATGGTATCTAAAATCTTATTTGAATCGCCAAATATCCATTTAGGCTGATTATCTTTATCTAAAATCTTTTCCCCTTGAATTTTATTACTTGTTATTTGGCTTTGCCTTACATCTATACCTACATACTTCCAACCTAAATAGTGGGCTACAATACCCCTAACACTACCGCCTGAAAAAGGGTCTAATATACTTCCGCCTTTATCAACGAACCAAGTATATAAAATTTCGCATAAAGCAGGATCAAAAATAGATACTTCGCCTACATCTAAAATTCTTTGGGTAGATTCGGCAGGTTTCTTTCCGCTTCTTTCGGCTTGTCTATGACGACCTGCAAAATGAGCTCCGTCTGTTCCCTCCCTACCTACTTCGCTTTCTATTCCTAAATTCTTCCAGTTTTGCCTACGCCTTTGCCAAGTTCCTTGCTTTGTATCGCATATTGAAAATGGTGGTTCTAAATATTTTTCCCTTAATAAAACTTTTTTTTCTATTAAGTTGCCAAATAAATCTAAATCTTGTACTTCTTCAGTTCCATCTTTTGTCATGTATTCCCCTTACTTTATTGCTTTCTTTATCTTTATATTCTTTTTCAATCTTTTTAATTTCTTCCTTGCGAATCCAATCTTTTAAATCTTTTAAAGGAACATAGTCTTTGGCTTTAAAAAGATACTTCAAAAAAGTTATTCCCATTACCGAATCGGTTGAATTGGTTATTTTTTTAAGTTCTTCCCAAAGCCTATCCCTAGCGTTCATTAAGCCCTTAAAGACTTGACTAAAGCATAATTTGAACCCTTAACGGCATAAATTAAAACCTTTGCCCTTTTATCGTTCTTAACTAATTCTTTACCTTTAGTAATTGCTTTGTCTTTAGTATTAAATTCGAATCGTTGTTTATTTCCTAACGGCTTCCAATTAATACAAGTAAAGTAATCGGCATTGTTGACGGCTATTATTTCCCTTTGGTTGTGTTCTATATTTGGCATAATTGATTCCTTTCTAAAGTTAAATTTATATCAAAATCCATGATATATACAAGCATAATACAAGTAAAAGCCCTAAACCTATGTAAAAAAAAGTTCTTCTTTTAGGTTCTTGATAATGCTTTTTTATTGGATATTGGTATATTTTTGGCGAATTAATTTTAGCTTGTGTTTCTTTAAAGTCCATAAAATTAAAAAATCGCTTATTTGGGTTCTTTTGTTCTAGTAGGTTAATAATACCTTTATAATTTTTAGCTTTCATTATTTCCTTTCTTGGGGGCTTTCGCCCCCTTTGTTTATTTAAAATGATGGGTCTAAATGATAACTTCTTTCCCCTACATAAGAATAATAGAATGAATCACCTTTATTCCATCTTTTAGTTGTTTCATTCCATTTAATGTCAACCCAACTTGTGTAAGACAATCCATTTTGATCTAATTTTTCTTCTTGAATTAGATAATGAGCTGTTTTTTCTCTTTTGTATTTTTTACCATTTGGAAAAATGTCAAAAGTATCATGCTCATACAAATCACTGTCATTTTCTATTTTAAGGATTGTTTTACCTTTTGGGTGTTTTAACATTTCTATAATTGTATAAGGGTAAGAATCGCCTCCTATACTTCTAGTTACTCCCATTCCAACAACAGGCTCTAAATTTTGCCCTCTTTCTCTTTTAGAAACATCAATTCCAGACATTTCCGTAAATTGTTGGTCTAATGTTTTTTTGTTATCTTTCTTTATAATTGTAGGTTGTGTCCAAGACAAATTTTTATCTTGCATCATCTTATCTTCTTCACTTACATATATACCTTTTGTCATCTTTTCTCCTTTGTTATTGTTATTATTATTTATACGAATCATTCTTAAATATACAAAACTTGTACAAGTAATACAATAGAACATAGCAAGAACATCAAATTATTTTTTTAATTGATTACCCAAAATTTAAGTATATATAGTCTGGCAGGGAATATGAAAAATAAAGGGTTTTCAATGATACCGAATCAAGTAATTTGGGATGAGGATTTATCCAATAATGCCAAGCTATTATTTTGCTATTTGCGTAGCTTATCGGACAAATATCGGACTTTGCGAAATAAGACTCTTTTACATAAATTGGGCATTTCTTTAAATACCTTGCAAAGCATAAAAGCCGAACTTATTAAGGAACAATACCTAATTATCCACAGAAGAACTTCTGCCAATTATTATGAACTAAAAGCCCCCTTTAAGGTTGTCTTGCCCTACCCAAATTCTGGGCAACTGACTACCCAAAAATTCGGTAGTATTGAGAAGAGTAATACTAATACTCATAATAATAATAAGATTAAAGGATTTAAGAAATTAAAAGGTTTTAAGAAATAACTTAAATGTCCAATGATTCGACTATAACCCCCCTTGCCTATACTTATAAAGGAAAACCATTACAACATAGAAAGTTCAATAATTATACTAAAGAAGAAAAGCTAGAAATTATAATTCAATTAAACAATGAATTTGAAAGCGGATTATTGTCCGTAAATCAAATGGTGTGGATTTGGGAGATGGAATGTTGGGGTGCTTTTTCCGTTGAATTATTTATAGATAGATTATTAGAAAAAAAGATAATCAAAAGAAATCCAATTACAAACGATACTAGAACATTTCGTAAGCCAAAAACTATTTTTGATTGGTAATCTATATATAGTATGATAAACAAAAGGACTACTAGCGAAACCCTTTCAGCTAGTATTTTAGTAGCTACTTGGTGTGAGGCGGTCTTTTTCCCTTTCTTTCTATAACCGCCTCCACCCCCTAAAGGATTAAAAA